GATCCCCTCGTCCGAGTTCGATCGTGACTTTAATACGATCGAAGCTCGGGTGAGGTGCGAAGGTTTGGAGTTCCTGACGAAGACGCTCCCCACGCTGGGGAAAGCGCTAGACAGGGCTCTTCAAACACAGCAACTTATCGTCCCGACCTCTTTCGCTCGAAAAGCGAAATGTCGTGAAAGATATAACATACCGAGACTCTTCTCGGCACTGTTTTTGCTGATCTTCGACACCTCGGGGACGTTAGTCCACGACAATACGCATGCTGTCGCATTCCTGCGGCAGCTATGCTTTGCGTGTTATAAACTACGTCTCGAGTCCTCTCCAGCGACCGTTGAAAAGTCGCTGAAGGCATTCGTAGATCGTGACCGGTGTATTGACTACCGGCCGAACCGCACGTCGAAAGTTAGACGAGCGGCGAAGCTTTTTCTCAATCACCTCCTTAAAGGTTTAGACCTGAAGGATATAGCACCACGTCATGGACCTGGCGCTGTCGCTGAACGGTATGTCCAACGAGACAAGCTTAACAACCCTGTCTACGACCGACGTATCGATCAGTTGTATCCCTACGTGAGTCATATCACATTCGGGATACACTCTAGACAGACGGAGTCTTTGATTTCGCACCTCGGCGCAACGGAACACGAGTTCCCGCCCGCAAGAGTTGTATGCGTTCCCAAAGACTCCCGAGGACCACGCATCATATCGGCTGAACCAGCGATTCTGCAGTACCTTCAACAAGGTATTGCGGGCAAGTTGGTACCGTATTTGGAACGGCACCCCTTAACACGGGGACTGCTGAACTTTACGGATCAGTCGATAAACCAAGACAAGGCGCGGTTGGCATCCATCTCTGGAGCACTCGCTACCCTTGACATGGCCGATGCGTCGGACTTGGTGTCTCTTGACTTAGTTCGAGATCTCTTTCCTGAGCATCTCTTACACCGTCTCGAGGTCACCAGATCCCGGAGATCCCAACTCCCTGACGGGAGCACCATCGAGCTTAAGAAGTTTGCGCCTATGGGCTCAGCGTTATGCTTTCCCATCGAGGCGCTTGTCTTCTTTTCGCTCGTGGTCGGGGTCTTCGTCACCGAAACTGGAGGACGTGCATGCTCCCGTTGGCCGATTTTCGTGTATGGCGACGATATCATCGTCCCTACATGGATCGCTCGGCGGGTTATTGTGGAGCTGGAGAGCTTCGGCCTCCGCTTCAATGAATCCAAG